CGATCAAAATGTTCTATCTCGTAAACGTTCTAAATATCTAGACAAGACACAATTCAGAGCACAGTACTACAATGACCCAAACGATGTCTCGTCAGCATCAATTTCCCCTGACCTCTTCCAGTACTACGACAGAAGCAAAATCAAAAGGGACAATGGACGCTGGTACGTCCAAGGACAGCCAGTCAACGTTTATGCAGCCATCGATTTCGCTTTCTCAAAGAGACAAAAGGCTGACTACACCGCAATTGTGGTTATTGGGATTGACCCGTTTCACAGGATCTACCTTCTAGAGATCGATAGGTTTAAAACCAATCTAATCTCAGAATACTTCCAGCATATCTTATCTCTCCACCAGAAGTGGGACTTTCGTAAGATTAGATGTGAAGTTACCGTAGCTCAAGAGATTATCGTCAAGGACCTTAAAGAGAGTTACATCCGCCCTAATGGTCTTGCTCTCTCCATCGATGAATACCGCCCTAACCGTAATCTCGGTAGTAAAGAGGAAAGACTAGAGGCTACTCTACAGCCTAGGTATAGCAACCGCAGCATCTGGCATTACCTCGGTGGAAACTGCCAGCTTTTAGAAGAGGAACTCGTGTACCAGAATCCTGCACACGATGATGTAAAAGATGCACTGGCCTCTGCTATTGATATTGCTGTTGCCCCTACTGGTCATTCTAAGTTTGGCACTAGTAGGCACAATGCTTTTCTAAAAGAAGTTACCAATTCACGTTTTGGAGGAATCTCTAGTGGCCGTTAATCGTAAGGAAGACCCAGAGAAGGCAGTAAAGCGCTTCCAGAAGTCGAAGGAAGCTGCAGCTAAGATGAGTAGCGGTAAGCATATGAAAGTTGCTGACAATCGTACTATTGGTACTCAGTCGCAGCTGAATGACAACACTGAAAAGGGTTGGACTGGTAGAGATCCATCTCCCCAGTCTCTTACTGTTCAAGACCTTCGCAAGATTAAGCTGCAGACTCGCTAATGGCCGGTAAAACCCTAGACATCCAGAGTTACATCCATCCGGATATGATGGCGGAAGCCATTAGCTCTCAGTGGATGGAATGGGATATGCTTCGGGCTAAGTGGAAATCCTCAGTCCGAGAGGTTCAGCAGTACGTCTATTCTACAGATACGACTACAACTGCTAATAATGTTCTACCTTGGAAGAACAAGACGACTCTACCCAAACTATGCCAGATTAGAGACAACATCTACGCTAACTACGATGCCTCCCTCTTCCCTAAGAGTGGCTTTGTTGAATGGCAGGGTGCTAATCGAGTAGAGCAGGGTAAGGAGAAGAAAGAGCTCCTAGAATCGTACTGTGAGTACTTCCTTAATCAACCGTCTAATAAAGAAATATTAAAGAAGCTCATTCTGGACTATATCGACTATGGCAACGTCTTTGCTATGGTTGATTGGACAGACAAAAGAGTAGAAAGCCAGTTTCATACTGCACTAGCCTACGCTGGTCCTCAGATCGTACGTATCCATCCGAACGATATTGTTTTCAACCCTATTGCTCCCACCTTTGCAGACTCCCCTAAGATAGTCCGCTCACTAGTAACTATGGGTGAGCTAAAGAGGCGTGTTGAGTTTAACACCTTCTCAGACGATAACGAAGCTATGCAGGCTGCCTACGACTACCTCCGGAACACCCGGTTGAACGTAGCTCAGGCTGCAGGTGAGTTTGACGAACGTAACAATGCCTACGCTATTGATGGCTTTACGTCCTTTGTCCAGTACCTCGGTAGCAACTACTGTGAGCTCCTTCAGTTCTACGGAGACTACTACGACTCTAAAGACGACCGTCTGTACACTAATGCTGTAATTACAGTAGCCGACAGACACAAGATCCTCGGAGTCCGTGAGAACCCGTCTGGTATTGCTTATAATCGTATCCACCATATTGGTTGGCGTACGAGGCAGGATAACCTCTGGGCTATGGGCCCTCTTGAAAATCTTGTCGGTATGCAGTATCGTATCGACCACCTCGAAAATCTCAAAGCTGACGTCTTCGATCTGATTGCAGCACCTCCGCTAATGGTGAAGGGTCTCGTGGAGGATTTTGAGTGGGGACCCTTCAGTCGCATCTATGTCGGTGACGATGGCGATGTCAAAATGATGGCTCCGGAGGGTAATGTCCTCTCTGCCAATCTTGAGATCGACCAGCTTGAAAGAAAGATGGAGGAGTATGCTGGCTCACCGAAGGAGGCTGCAGGCTTCCGTACCCCGGGTGAAAAGACAGCCTACGAAGTTCAACGTCTTGAGAATGCTGCTAACCGTATCTTCTATGCGAAGACAAAGCAGTTCGAAGAGTTCCTCCTAGAACCGATGATCAACGAAGCTTTGGACATGGCCCGCCGCTTCAATACGTCTACGATCACAATTCGGTCTATGGACCCAAAGACAAACGCAGTATCGTTTAGGGATATTACTACTGAAGACCTCTCTGGTTTTGGTAGGATGAAGCCCGTAGCTGCCAGAAACTTTGCTGACAAAGCAGAAAAGGTGCAGTCTATTAACGCATTCTTCCAGAGTGCCCTCGGTAATGACCCCGAGATGAAGGCCCACTTCTCTACTGTCAATCTGTCTCGTATGTTCGAAGAGCTTCTGGATATTGAACCCTACAAAGTGGTTCGTCCTTACGTTCGCCTCTACGAACAGCAGGAGGCTCAGTCTATCGTTAATGCTGGGCAGGAACAGATCGCTACCGAAGCAATGACCCCAGCAGGAATAGCACCAGATGACACGACCGGCCCAATCTCTTCCAATGGCATGGTACCGGGGATGCTCGTCCCCGGAGGAAAAGCGTAAGCGTGAGGAGTTTGTCCTCAACAACCAACAATTTGCTAGTCTATTCTTAGAAATTCTCCAAGCGGAGTATGAAAGAATAGACCGAAAAGGATTCCGAGAAGAGGATTACGAAGATTCTAACTGGGTCTTCCTACAAGCCTTCCGGAATGGCAATCTAGCACAGATTACTAAGATTGCTGAACTGTTCTCTTACCTAGACCGAGGAAAGAAATGACCAACGAACCTAACCTCTTCGACGAAGTTGACAACCTTCCAGAAGTGGAAGTCCCAGACCAAACGGACGATCGTGATTACGCTTCCGAGCTAATCGGTGATGGCAAGAAGTACTCCGATATTAAGAAGGCTGCTAAAGCTCTCCTTGATAAGGACAACTTCATCGAACGTCTTAAAACCGAGAATGCAGAAATGCGTGCCTCATTGAAGGGAGAGGCTAAAATGGATGAGTTTCTAGAACGTATCTCTAAGCTCAACCAGACTCCTTCCAACGCTGCGCCCTCCGGTAACCAACCCGCAGATCCGCCAGCTGGTACAGAAACTCTCAAGGGACTCTCCTTGGAAGATGTCGAAAAGCTCTTGAGCAATAGGGAATCCGCCGCAATTGAGCGGAAGAACCTCGAACAGAGCAAAGCTACTGCCATGAAGGCATTCGGTGCGAACTACGCTGCAGAGCTCAAAGTTAGAGCTACTGAGCTGGGTACCACTCCTGAATTCCTGAATAGTATCGCTAAGCAGAATCCTAGTGCTTTTGCCAGACTGATTGGTGCTGAAGTTGCACCAACGGCTCCGTCAGTGCCTAGGACAAGCGTTAATAGTGGTGCAAACCGGGATAACAAGGGTGACGTACGGAATGAGAAGTACTATAGCGACCTCCGTCGTAAGATGGGTGACGCAGAGTTCTTCCGACCTAAAGTGCAGACACAGCTTCATCAAGACATGCTTTCTCAGGGAAAATCCTTTTTCGATTAACCCCTAGAAAAGGAATTGTGCAATGGCCGGTTGGCTTGCATCTAATGACGACCATTTGATTCGTTCGAATCTGTGGTCTAGCCAGATCAAGGAAGTCCTCGAAGACGACCTGATCGGTACTAAGTACGTCGATATGATCACCGACTTCCCGGACGGTGACACTCTGAACATCCCGTCTATCGGTCAGGCTGAAGTCAACGACTATGTTGAAGGTCAGGCTGTTTCGTACACGGCGATGGACACTGGTAACTTCACGTTTACCGTGGACCAGTACAAGAGCTCGGCTACGTTCATCACTGAGAAGATGAAGCAGGACAGCATGTATATGTCTCGTCTTGTTGCGTCCTTCGTCCCCAAGCAGGCTCGTGCTATCGCTAAGGCGATGGAACAGAAGATCCTGTCGGTGGGTCCTGCGGCTCAGACTTCGGCAGACCTCAACACCATTAACGGTGCTGATCATCGCTGGGTGGGCTCGGGTACGAACGAAGTTATGGTCCCGGCAGACTTCGCTAAGGCGAACTATGCTCTGGATATGGCTAACGTTCCGATGAACAACCGTATCGCTATTGTCCACCCCTCGGTGGGCTACGCGCTCTCCACCCTCTCGAACATTGTCAACGTTTCCAACAACCCTCGTTGGGAAGGTGTCATTAAGGATGGTGGTCTGACGGGCTCGAAGTTCCTGATGAACGTGTATGGTTTCGACGTGTACACTTCGCAGAACCTGAAGGTGAACACCGCGTCTGAGACGATTGACAGCGTTACGGCTGCGGCTGGTGTGGCAAACCTCTTCTTCTCGGCAGCCTCTGATGTGCTCCCGATCGTCGGTCTGATTCGTCAGCCCCCGAAGGTCGATTCGGAGTATAACAAGGACTACCAGCGTGAAGAGTATGTCACGACTTGTCGCTATGGCTTCAAGCTGTTCCGTCCTGAGAACATGGTCGTCGTCCTTACCGATACCGATCAGGTCTAACTTTAGGAAAGGAATAGACTAATGTCTTGGATGAATAGTGACGGCCTCTATGTCAAGTTTGGCAAAGAGGAAGGTGATGTCGCCTCTGGCGGCTGGAAGGAAATCGACGGCAACCGTGTTATGGTTGAAGTCCAGATTCCTTACACCGAACTGCTCTCCGCAACTGACGCTATCGTCGGTTCGGTGGCTAACCCGGGTGCATTCGGTGTGGAACTCCCTGAGGGTCTCCGCATCGAGGCGATCGAAACGGTTGTTACTACGGCTTTCACGAGCTCTGGTACGATCGGTTCGTCTACGCTGGTCCTTGGCCTGAAGAAGGCTTCGGATCGTAGCACCGAGCTCGACCATAACGGTCTTCTGACCGCCTCCTTCGTTGGTGGTGTTCTGGACGCTGTTGGCGAGCGTACGTACATCGTTCCCGGTTCTACGGGTGCTGGTGCCCTTATCGGTACCACGCTCTCCGAGAATGGTGTCATCTCTGCAAGCAACTCGGCCCATGGCTCGCATCCCTACACCGCTGGTTCGGTTAAGGTGCGGATCTGGGGCTTCTACCCGTAACGAAAAGGAGTCCTTAATATGGCAACAACTCTTGGTGCAAGCTATATCGAGGACTTCAATGGCCTTGAGATCAAGGCTACACAGCTGAACCTTGGGGGTACGGTCTTCGACAAGGATGACCTCCCCCTTGGGACTGGTACCCAGACTATTCAAGGAGCGAAGACGTTCGATACGACTCCGATCCTTGGAACGGGTACTACGGTTGATCTGGCTAGTACGACTGCTACGCTTTCGAGTCATGCAGCTACGATTACTCAGTATGCCGCTGTGATTACCACCGAAGCTCTGACGACTGCCGCTGGCGCAAGCCAAGCCTTCGTGATTACGAAGACCGGTGTTGTCGCTGGGGACCTTGCCTTCGTACAGGATATTGGCGGTACTAACACCGTCTATGCCTACCAGTACAAGGCAGTGTGTACGACTAACACGATTACCGTGACGGTCTACAACTCTGGTCCTACTAATGCTTTGAATGGTACTTTGAAGTTCAATCTTCTTGTCCTTCATGCTTAACGGTGGGGGCTTCGGCCCCCTCCTATTTCTCTGGAGAATTATATGGCTAACCACGCTGACCTAACTGGAGCTGAACTCCATGAGAACAAAGGAGTAGCTGCTGCTACAGACGACTTTGTTGCTACAGCTGCTAGTAGTGCGACTGTCTGGAAAAAGATTACGACAGACAATATTGACACTACAGACATCTTTGGTCTTAATACTATCGTTGTTACATGCGAAATTCCGGATATCTCTACCGCAAGTAAGACTTGGGTAGTGATGCCATTTGCTGTATCAGTGACGACTATCTACACTGTCATTGATGCCGCTATTACTGCTGCTGACGCTACGCTGACTGCTAGGAACCACTCCGGTGGTAGCATGGGTACGATTACTATTACCCAGTCTGGTTCAGCCGCTGGCGATGTAGACAGTTTAACCCCAGTGTCAAACAATACGTTTGCTGCTGGAGAACATTTTACTATTGAAACTGATGGAGGTTCTACTACTACTTCTAAGGCCATTGTCACCTTGGTCCTAACTCGGACTGCATAATGGAAAGAGTAGTAGTTGGAAAGGATGACTACGTCCTAACGAAGGGAGACATCCTCGATATAAAGAGTATCTTGGAGAAGGTCCACCGTGTTGGTGACTTTCATGTTTTTACAAAGTCAGACCAAGAAAAGATTGATAAGCTTGCTACTCTACTGAATAAGGAGGGAGTTCCAGAGGCACTATTAGAGCTTGCTGAAAGAATCGCCGTTAGGCGCTACTGGATGAAGTTACGAGGTGCATTTTGGAAGTCCCTCCTTTTGTTCTTTGCAGGCTTCTCTGCAATTATGATCTTCTTCCGTGACTTCCAGAACCTCTTGGATATGCTAAGAGGTATTGTAAGGTGAGGCTAGGTAGAATTCGAGATTGGGTAGCTTATGTCTTTTATGCCTTTTGGCTAATCGTAGCTCCTATACTAGTAGCTACGTTTATTGCTATGAAGGGTGAAAGTGGTCCAATCGAATCATTTAACCGTAGAGTTTACCCTGTAGAAGTAACTCCCGGAATGATCGTAACTGTTGAATCAGATGTTATCCGGACTAAGAGATGTTCAAGCCACGTTACTAGACGTTGGATCAATAACAAAGGTGACACCTTTGTAACTGAAGAGCAGGCAATACCTCTCCTCCCTGAGGGCCGAGAGCATTTCCTAGCGAAGCTTCAGATTCCATTAGTAAGATACAGTGGGGTTCTTACCCTTCGTACAGAAGTAGAATTCAAGTGTAATATCATCCAAGAGTACTTTGGAGGTACTATCCTCCCTCTCTCTGATGTAACATTTAAGGTAGAATATAATGGCTAAGCTGACTACTACAGATCTCGCTAGTCTAACCAGCGAATCTTCTGCAGTATCTGCTATTAATGACAACTTCGCTGCTGTAGAGACTGCTCTAGAGAATACACTCTCTAGGGACGGTACGTCTCCTAACAGCATGGAGTCTGACTTTGATATGAATTCTAACGACATCCTTAATGCTGGGGATGTTGAAGCTGATACGCTTACCTTAAATGGCCTTACAGTTACTGCTGAGGATGTACTCGGTAGTACTACTGTTACAATCATCAATAATGGTGAGGGAGACGTAAAAGAGCCTGTAGCAACTGCTACTACAGCTAATATTACTCTTAGCGGTGAGCAGACTATTGATGGTGTTCTTACTAGTGCTAGTCGGGTCCTAGTTAAAGACCAAAGCGATGCTAGTGAAAATGGTATCTATTTGTCTGGTGCTGGAGCTTGGTCTAGGGCTACAGATGCTGATGACAACGGTGAGTTGCAGCCCGGTACACTAGTCTGGGTTGATTCTGAAGCTACTGTCAACGGTGACAAGCTTTTTACACTGACTACTCCCAGCAATGTAGAACCAGTTATCGGTACTACGGATCAGACTTGGTCAAGCATTACTCCTGCTGCTAGGTACAAGTCTAACAAGAACAAAGGGGTCTTGGTCACTACGTATACTCTAGAACTGGCAGATGCTAACTGCATCCTGTACTTCTATGCTAGTGATCCTGTTACTGTTACCATCCCAACTAAAGCTGCTGTTAACTTCAGCAACAGAGTTGAGATCGGCCTAGTCAACTACGGCGGTGGTGCTATTACAGTCGTAGCAGATACTGGCGTTACTCTGTACAGTCCGGGTGACAAGACGATCTCCCGTCAGTACGGATTAGCTTGGTTGAAAAAGAAGGGCGCTAACACTTGGTTTATGAATGGGGAAGCCCTCTCTACCGAGATGGAGACCCTTCACGCTCTTACTGATCCTTCTGCAGATCGTATCCTTTTCTGGGACACGTCTGCGTCAGCCTACGGTCAACTGACAGTTGGCTCAGGGCTCACCCTTTCTGGGACCACCCTTAGTGCTGATGCTAGTAGTGCTGCTTGGGGGGCAATAACAGGGACTCTTTCTGATCAGACAGACCTACAGGCTGAACTTGATGCAATCCTAGGCTATGGGTACATCGTAGACGCTGCAGAAGTTGACCTCCCTAATAGCCGTGCTGCAGCTAGTTCTACTAGTGTAACTGTAAATACCAGTCTTTCTGGGTACATCTCCTTTGAGCGTGCTGCTCTTACTGGCGATATTACCGCTTCTGCCAACTCTAATGCTACTACTCTAGCAACAGTTAACGCTAACGTTGGTTCATTCGGGGGTGCGTCTACAGTCCCTGTTATCACTGTTAATGCAAAGGGGCTAGTTACCGCTGTCTCTACAGCCTCTGTTAGTGCTACTGTAGGCGATGCAGACTATGGGGATATTACTGTAGCCTCTGGTGTCTGGACGATCGACAACGCTGCTGTAACCTACGCTAAGACCTCTGCTGGAGTTCAGGCTTCCCTAGACCTCGCTGACTCTTCTCTGCAGTCTAGTGATATCGGAAGCACTGTTCAAGCCTACGATGCAGATCTAGCTACGATTGCTGGGTTGACTGCGACTACGGATAACTTCATCCAGTCGAAGTCTTCTGCATGGGCTTCTCGTACGCCTACGCAAGTCGCAGCTGATCTGTCCTCCCTTATCAAACCGGTTGAACACATAGCGATTGCATGCTCTGACGAGACAACTGCGTTGACTACTGGGACAGCTAAAGTAACGTTCAGGATGCCTTACGCATTCACCCTGACCTCTGTTAGAGCTTCTGTTACTACTGCTCCTACAGGGGCTAACCTGAATGTAGACATCAACGAGTCAGGGGTTACAATCCTCTCGACTATCCTTTCGATCGATGCGGGAGAGAAAACTAGTACTACAGCTGCAACTCCCGTAGTAATCAGTGATACTAGTCTGGCAGACGATGCTGAGATCACCATTGACATTGATCAGATCGGTAGCACCGTTGCTGGCGCAGGTCTGAAAGTCTACCTCATCGGTACTCGAACCTAATGAGCTTCATCCTTAATCCATACCGCTATGCTTCTACTGGATTCCCTTGGTACGCTCAAGCTGATGGAGCGGGTACCGATATTTACGATGCTACTGGCATCCAGTCTGGTGGTACATTTACTGTTCCTTCTAGTTGGAATGGCAGGTATGTCCGCCATGTAGGCAACCTTGCTCGCGGTTTTGCTGGTGGTACTATCTACGCTTTAAAAGGGGGTAGTAAATATAGTGGTGGTGGTGGTTCCACTATGGAGAATGTTGGTGGTACTGAAAGGGGTTTCTTCTTTGGGGCTCCTGTATCTGTTTCTACTAGTGATACCTTTACCGCCTCTGGGCTAAGCGGAACGACAGACTACCATGAAGTAGCAGTACAACCTTCGGGTTTCAATGGTGCACTAGTCTACCATAATACTACTCAGAGTATCACAACCTCCCCGACTTCCCTCGCCTTTAACAGTGAAACCTACGATCTAGACTCGTGGCACGATACTGCTACTAATAACGATAGACTGACAGTTCCTAGCGGTGTCTCACTAGTACGTTGTAGTGGGCAGGTCTACTGTTCTGGGTTTTCTGTTCAGATGCAGCTTACTATCTACATGAATGGTAGTAATGTTGTTGGTGTCTCTCCAATTTGTGATCGTGTAGGAGAGTACGTTAATGTTACTACCCCTCCGATTGCATGTTCTCCCGGAGACTACTTTACTCTAGTCGCTACAGCTTCTTCGGGTACTGGTACTGCGGCAGCGAATGGAGACACTTGGTTTGCCGCTGAGGAACTAAACGCTAGTTTGAAATACGCTGTTGGTGTAGTTACAACGAACCAAGCAGTCTCTGGTGGTTCAACCTTTGGTGGACCTATATACATGGGTTCCCAATACGCCGATGTAGGTACTTGGTTTACCCCGGGAGACGAGTTCTTTACAGTACCCTCGGGTATTACAAAGATTCGAATGGGTTTCTCTGCTTGGTCTGGAAACACTAGTACCACCAATTACGGTAGTATGGGTATCAATGGTGATACTAGTGGCGATATCCCGCAAATCTCTTGTGGGTATAGTGGTGTGAATACCGGTGTTGAACAGCAGCATGGTATTAGTGGTATATGCACAGTCACCCCCGGAGATCTAATATACCCAACCCACGCTGCAGCTGTCGCTGGAAATATTCAACCTGACAGTTTCTATTGGGTTGAAGAGGTTTTGGAAGTAACATCATAGGTGATTCATGTTTCGTAACTACTTCCTCTCTATCGCTACTGTGGCTGTCTTTGCAGCTGTAACAGGCTACACTTTCCTAAAGCCTGACAATCTTCAGGCTATTCAAGATAGCCAAGTACAGGTGGCTAGTCTAGACGCTAAGTGTACTGGTACGATTATCGATGATGAACAGAATTACATCCTGACGGCAGCCCACTGTCTTTCTACAAATGCTAAGCAGGGGTTTTATGACATCATCCATCGAGAGTACAAGAATGGAAAAATTGCTGTAACAAAGACTTATAAAGCTAAGGTCATAAAGTTTGACAAGTCTGTAGACCTAATGCTCATGCAGCTGGTCGAAGGTGACTTTGAGAGTGGTACGGAAGTCAGTATCTCTACAGACTACAAAGTTGGAGACCCAGTCTTTGTCTATGGTAATCCGATTGGTCTGATCGACATTCTAACTCGTGGTGTTGTCGCTAGGGAGCTTATGTTTCTAGACAGTGCCAACCTGAAGCGTCCTGAGATGGTCATCGACGCTCTTATCAATGTCGGTAATAGTGGCGGTGGTGTTTTCAATGAGAGTGGCGAGCTGGTAGGTGTCTTGAATATCTCCTATGCCAGACGAATGTTTATAGGTATGGGAACTATTCTTAGTGATGCACCTTACGGCATGGCTGTCCCATCTGAGTATGTTCTGGAATTCCTTGAAGGATACGTTGTGTGATTGACCACGGTTTATTCTTCCGCTTTATGAGGTCTACCTTTGGACCTCTAAGGCAGGAGCAGGTAGATGGGTTTAATGTACTTCTTCCCGAGCTTGAAGGTCTACCCTTTAGGCATCAGGCCTACATCCTAGCTACTGTCTGGCATGAGACTGGAAAGACTGTCCAGCCTGTACGTGAAGGCTTTAATGTCTCTGAGAAGTACAGGAAAGAGCACTTCCGTTATTACCCCTACTACGGTCGTGGCTATGTCCAGCTGACTTGGGCTCACAACTACAAGAGGGCTGGAGACTACTTCAAAGTAGACCTCCTTAAAGACCCTGACAAGGCCCTAGAGCCTAAGCTTGCAGCTAAGATTCTAGTAGTAGGTATGACGAAGGGCTGGTTTGGTAAGCCCCTAGCTGACCAGTCGTACTACGAGATGCGAAGGTCAGTCAATATCCTAGACCAAGCCCAGAGGATTGCAGACTATGCCTACCTCTTCGAGAAAGTCCTGATTGACTCAACTGTAAATACTACAGCACCTGCAGTTGTCCCTCCTGCTTCTAAACCTAAGACGCTATCTAAACCTAAGACGCTAATTGAATTGATTGTATCCTTGATTAAAAGGTTGTTTGGTAAATGAAGAAAGTTTGGGAAAAGTTCAAGTACTACATCCACGCTAAAAGCTTAGTATGGTGGACTGGTCTAATGTCTGTATTACTGGGTATCTCTCAGTGGTTCACGGACAACCCTATTGTACACTCCCTAGCAGAAGTAGTTAACTCTCTTGGTGGTGGAATGGGTCAGGTCAGCCCTGCGAATCTAATCATCCTCGGTCTTAGCCTTATCGGTATCCGCGCTAAACTGGAAGACATGGCAAAGTGATCTGGAAGCTCTTTAGCCTCTTCTTTACGTCTGGGTTGAGCTCCATAGGGGATCAGCTTAACCGGGCATATCAGGCTAAACTGACTGCACAGAATGACCATGAGCGTATTGCAGCAGAGCTGGATATCAAACAACTAGAGGCTAGACAAGCTGTCCTAATAGCAGAACAAGGGAACTGGGTTACTAGGTGGATTCGCCCTGCTATCGCCCTCCCTGTAGTCATCTTTCTCTGGAAGGTCCTCGTCTATGACCTCGTATTGGGCCTAGGAGCTACAGACAACCCTAGCCAGAACGTCTGGTACGTCATCATGACTGTCCTTGGTGCATACTTCCTCACCCGTCCATTCGAGAAGAGATAATGAAATACACACTCCTTGAGATGATCCAGCGTATCCTCTCCGCTATTAAGGGCGAAGAGGTTAATAGCTACAGTGATACCGCTGAGTCCCTAGCAGTCCGTGACATAGTCAAGGAATGCTATTTCAACATCATCAGCAATCAGGACTTTCCGGAGCTCAAGACGTTCTTCGAACTGAATGCCAGTGGAGACAACAACCTCCCTGTCCGGATGTCTATCCCTGACGATGTCATTGGTGTAGAGTGGATTAGGTATAATGGTGAGGTGTTGTCCTACCTTGAGCCTGACGATTTCTACACCAAGCAGAACAACCTCGATACTACCGCTGACAATGTCGGTACGATGAATATCGAGACTGGTACCGGACCTGATACCATACCGTTTAACTACACTAACGATGCTGACCCCCAGTACTATACGTACTATGAAGACAAGTACATCATCTTTGATTCGTACGATAGTGATACTGAGGCTACCCTCCAGAAGGCGAACACAGTATGCTATGGACTACGTACGATTGCATGGGAGGATGATGACTCCTTTACCCCGACCCTAGACGCCCATTCCTTCAATATCCTCATGAAGGACGCTAAGGCTATGGCCTTCCTAGAACTGCGTCAGATGACCAATCAGAGTGAGATTGCTGCTGGTCGTAAAGCTAGGATCAAGGCAGAGCAGAAGAAGCATAGGGCTAACTACAAGAGGATGGAATACTACTACAACGACTATCCCAACTACGGAAAGAGATGACCATGGCACTAAAGTTTGTTGATGCTGACCTGAACACTAACAACTTTGACCCTACTCGTGATATCCCGAATGAACGTGTAATTCATACGTCTCACGGCAGAACGTTTAAGCTCCTGCGAAAAGACCCATACGGTCTGGTAAGCATCCAGTGGGACAAGGGCCCCACTCCAGAGAAGATCTCTGGACACTATACAGATTTCTCGAAGGCTCGTGATGCTCTAATGTTGTACATTAATAATGAGACCTTCATGAAGGAGGTCCCTGAGCCGATCGAGACCCCTACAGTGAAGTACAAGAAGGTCAAGGATGCCTAAGAATCTAGGTCAGGCTGTCGAGAACAACTTCATTCAGGGCCTCGTCACTGAGGCTACTGGAATGAACTACCCTGAACACGCTGTTACCGAGTCGTTTAACGTCCGGTACAACAGAAAGGGTAATGTCAATCGACGCCTTGGTATCAACTACGAAGCGGGATACACTGCGGCTGGTGATGCAGCTACTGGTGATGTGTCCCGTTCGTTCATCTGGAATGGTGTAGGCTTTGAAGGCCAACGCACCTTTCTAGTTGTCCAGAGTGGTACCACGATCTACTTCTACGAAGCTCAGAGCGGTGGTATTTACAGCACTGGGCAGAAGGACTTTGAGATTGATCTGACTGCCCATGGAAGCAATGCTAGCAACATTAACATTGCCGACAGAGCATGTTCTTTCGCTAGTGGGGTTGGCAAGCTCTTCATTTGCCACCCCTACTGCGAGCCTATGTACGTAGAATATGACGATGTTACAGACGATATCACTGTTACAGAATTCACTATCGAAGTCCGAGACCACGGAGGTCTGGAAGAGAGCGGTGTAGAAGCTGGTGATCGTCCTACTACGCTTACTAACACCCATAAGTACAACCTCTGGAATCAGGGCTGGTGGGAGCGTAAAGTCTACGATGGCAAGTACCCTATTACGGCTTTCCTTGCTGGTGGTGAGGGGTACCCTAGCAATGCAGATGTCTGGTGGATCTATAAAGACGAGCAGAACCTCTTTGATAAGACCCTGATCAATAAGGTTGACATTGGTAACTCCGAGTCTCCTCGTGGCCATTACATCTACAATGCCTTTGACATCAACCGTGAAGCTAAGACTGGTATAGCTGATATCGAGTCTAAGACTACTGGTGGTATCCGCCCTAGCTGTGTAGCTTTTTACAGTGGACGTGTCTGGTTTGGTGGCGTTAACGTACCGGGTTTTGGTAACAAGATCTACTACACCCAGATTATCGTACGAGACGAACAGATTGGACGCTGCTACCAGCAGAATGACCCTACCTCTGAAGAGCAGTCTGACCTCCTCGATAACGATGGTGGTGACATTCTAATCCCAGATATGGGAGCTCTGTCTACCTTCTACAATATGGGGAATGCTCTAGTCCTCTTCTCTAACAATGGTATCTGGCAGGTCTCTGGTAGTGGTACTGGTGGGACTGGTTTCCGTGCTACAGACTTTACTGTAGCTAAGGTTAGCTCTACTGCATGCCCTACCAGCTTCACGCTAGTCGAAGCCGAGAATGTCCCCTTCTGGTGGAACTTTGATGGTATCTGGGTGCTAAAGCCGGATGCTAGCGGTATCCCTATTGCTGAATCCCTCTCTAATGACACTATCAAGACCTTCTACCATGACATCCCACCTGAGTGCCGTGTCTATGCTCAGGGTGCCTATAACCCTCTAGAGCGTACTATCCAGTGGGTGTACAGGAGCACTACTGCAGACAATACTGAGGAAAGGTTTACGTACGATCGTGCTCTAGAGCTCAATCTTACAACTGGTGCCTTCTACCCATTCTCGTGGACTGAAGCAGACCAGCGTATTGCTGGTATCTTCTGTGCCGCTAACGCTAGTGTCAACCGCTCCCTTTACCTAGAGCCTGTTACCAAGACAGACGGTGAGACAGTTACCGCTACTACTTCTGGGTCTGCTGGTGCAGTAACCCCTGCTTCAGCTTTCTTGGACGACGAATCGTCTACTCAGACTGCAAGTAACTCTCCTGCTGGCTATAGGTCTACTGGTGACAACGCTTTCGTTCGTGCCTACGGTGTAGACTACTGTGTAACTGTAGCTGCATCCCATGGTTACATCCGTGTCTATAGTGTAGACACTGGTACAGACGCTATTGAACTGACTGACTATGTCACTCCTGCAACGCTCTATAGTAGGATGTCGCTTGCTGGTACAGACTTCTCTGGTGGTATTAGTGCAATTGCTGGTGTCGGCTGTTCTGTCATTTCACAGGCTGCTAACAAACTGTACATCGTCTGCTACAACGGTGGTACTGGCTCAGATGATCTCTTCTTTGTCCACGCAGAGATTTCCTCTACTGGTCTAATCGATATTCTGGGTGTGATCCGTCAGAAGATAAGCACGCTAGACATCAACTATGCCCCTAATGGTGGCTGGAAGATGCTTACTCAGATGGGTACAACGGCAGATACTGCTCAATCTATAATTGGTATGAGTAACTACAGTACCTCTGTCTCTGGTGCTGTACCGTCTATCTGGCTGCTACCGAGTATCGATGAGATCGGAACTAGCTTCCAGTATAGTAGTGATACTGCAGTAGGGGATTCGTACCGTAAGCTTGCTACAGAGCTTGGTAAGTGGTTTGGGAATCACTCCAGTTATCGCCCTGTCTGGAGCAACTGCTTCTGCATTCCGTCTAGTACTACCCTTAGTAAGATGTACTTCTCTATGGGGCCCGGTGATGTCAATGCACATATTGATGGTGCTGGGTACTACTCGGATCAGCAGAGCCCGTTCATTGATGGAAAGACTGGAGCGTACCCTAACGGTATGATCTTCAATCTACCGTTTACTATCTCTACTCATCCTGTCTTCGATACTGCTGCAAGCTGGTCTTTAGGCACAGTAGCAGCAGCCCCTGACCTGTTTACAGATGAGTACGGGAACAGTAACTACCCCTTCCCCGATACCCTCGATACAGCCTTAAGCTTAGGTGCTGCTAACACTAAAGGCTACAATGACTACGGCCCTCGTCCTACTATCGTATACGCTAGTTCAAAGTGGTACGCTATCTGGACTCAGATGCTGGAGAACAGGAACTTCAACTCTTACGTAGGTCAAGATACTACTGAGGCTCTAGCTAGAGCAAGAATCTTTGAGATTAATACTACTGACCAAGTGTGCACTCAGAAGGATGCTTGGGACTTTATCCCATTTGACTGGGATACTGACTTTGCTGGGTGGACTAGCAGCAGCACCTTCTACCCTAGATGTTGGCAGATCTTCTATGACCCTCAGTCTGACAAGATGTACGGGCATGGTGACGTAGTAGGTACAAACACTAGGGAATTCTTCTGCTCAGCGGGTCTGTTTACTGCTACTATCGTTAGTGAGACTGTGACAGTTCCTAGGTACCTTGATGCTAACCCTCCTCCGACTAAGCACAAGTACATTGGTATGTACAACTACGTTTGTATCCTAGAAGAGTCTGACTATAAGTACAAAGACTTTCGTGCACGGTATGTAGATGATGAAGGGAAGGACTTTGACAGCTACTTTACCAGCGGTGCTAAAGTCCCCGGTGAAGGGCACAGGAGTGCCACTATTGAATACTTAACGATCTTCGGTAATGTAGAAGAAACGAGCTCTGCATACCTTAAGACAAAGTGGGACTGGAGTAATAGTAGTGACTCAAATAAATGGTCCTCCGAGCAACAAGTTTACACAGCTAACCGCTCGTATCGAGATGTCTCTAGGAAGCGGCTACTTATCAGAGGCAGTGGTCCTGCCGTTCAGCTATATGTTAGGTCTGAGACTAGCAAGCCCTTTGACCTCATTGGCTGGTCTATTTGGTTTGGTGTAGATGGCTCACCATAGTGTTCGTATAGCTACTCCTTCTGATGTCCCTGCTGTTGCAAGGCTAATGGAAGAACTCTTCAACTCCTCTGTCTACTCAGACCATGCGAGTTTCAAGAAAGAGGATGTAGTAGATACTACTAAATCTATAATCTCAGGTAACCCTCGTGATGCTATCGTCTTCATCCTAGAGGTTAGCGGTGTAGCTCAAGGAGTACTAGCGGCTAGTACCTTTACTCACGCCTTTAATAAAGACTATAAGATGGCTTGTGAGATCGGCTTCTGGTTGACAAAAGACTATAGGACTAAGTCTACAATTCGTGCTCTAATATCAGGATACAAAGCTTGGGCAAAAGCGGTAGGATGTTCAAGTATGTTGATGGGTAAGTTGAAATCTCCGGGAGAACCAGAGACGTATAAGATAAGGAAGGTGAGTTAAATGTTAGCGGGTGTTGCTGCAATCGCAGGTGTTGTTGGTACAGGCCTGCAGATGTTCTCTTCATTCAAGCAGGCTGCTGCCCAGAAGAAGGCTCTTAAAGCTGAAGAAAGAGCCCGAAAGTTGGCTGCAATGCGAGAGCGTAGAGAGATCATTCGTCAGCGTCAGGTAGCTATGGCACAGGCCCAACAGGGCGGTGTCAATGCTGGTGCTGCCCAGAGTTCTGCCCTTGCTGGTGTTATGGCTAGTACGTACAATCAGGCAGGACGTAATGTACAGGCTAACCTCGGGAACGACTCAGCCGGTAGTAAGATCTATAAAGCCAACATGGACTACGCTTCGTGGGGTCAGATTAGTACTATCGGTGCTGGGATTAGTCAAGTTCCGGGTATGATCTCTGGAATCGCTGAAACTGCAACAAGGACATTTGGGTAAATTAATGGAAGACTTCATCAATCCAAGTGTTGACAGTCAACCGCAACAGGTCGAAGATAATTATATTGACCTGACAGCGGCAGGCCCGAGTGAGCCTACTCTGACTGAAGACCGCTTGGACGATCGGGCTAGTCGAATCCACATTGCTATGGGAGACGACTCTCCCGGCGTAGACAACATTAAGACAGAGATTGGCTCAAGTCCAGAAGCTGAGGGAGTATTCTCAAAGCAGGTGATGGACAAGCAGAATGCCCGTTTTCAGTCACTAGCGGGTGAGATGCTTGGCAAGGCTATCCGTGCTGGCGTAGAGGTTACCCCTGAAGAAGGGGCAGCATTCCTGCGTGACCAGCCTAGGACTGATCCCGGCACTATCTTGGACGAAGAGTACGTCAATAAGACTATCGAAGGCATCATGTCCGTCGAGGATACTGACCGCATTGCTACAATGCTGGAGAAGTACCCTACTGAAGGTGGTGGTGTCTACGCTGGTGCTGTAGACGTAATGGTGAAGTCTGCTATTATCCAGAGGTACTCCGAAGACTGGAGAGAGCGGGCTAAGAATCAGAGTTGGACTGGCTGGGGGTGGGATACTACTAAGCAATTTCTTGGTCTTCCTACGTACCTGAACCTTACGGTCAACCGTGGTAATATGAGAGACACAACGTCTTGGACCACGGCTGGGGCTATGAGGGAGAAGATTGCCAACCTGTACGAAATGCCTCCCGATAAATTCAACCAGTACCTCGAGAAGGAATTGAAAGCTGTCGGTAGTCATAACACTCTTGATGCTCTCCAGCTAATTGAAGGTTTGGTAGAGTACTCCTCTACTAAGGCTACACTAGACACGATTAATGATCTGTCTCTCATCCCTATTGCTACCGGTATTAAAGCTGGTGGTAAGGCAGTTAGGGCAACCCCTAAGTTCTTTACTAAAGCTGGTAGAGACGCTGCAAGAGAGGCTACTCAGTTTATTGGCCCTAAGATTCCTGACGGTCATGATCTTCATGCTGACTTCATTGGGCCTAAGCATCCTCCGGGATGGAAACCGACTACTGCTGAGAAGCTTGATCCACCTGTTAAAGATGGGTCTAGTCCGAAGAATGGCCTTGATGGTGCGAGTATCCATTATGAAGAGGTAAATGGTACAAAGGCTATTGACGTTAACAGTGGGTATTTAAAGGGTGTCTCTGAAGGCCCTATGCGTGTCAATCTGGCTAATGGTGACATTGCCGATGTACGGGTTACAGCTAGTGGTAAGATTGAAGGACCCCATGGTTCACATCTAGACCCTAGGGCGATCCTTGCATACGAGAAAGACGGTAAGTGGTACAAGACGGGGAAGGGTCCAGATAACCTTTCCAAGCCTAAGGACCTCATTGACAAGGCTGAACACTACCAAGTCACTGAGGGTAAGCGTAGGAAAGAGATGGCTATGGCTGGGGAGGACATCCCTAACCCGCCTTCTGTACGTCCTGAGCCTACCGATGTTCTTCTGCAAGATGGCTCGATCATTAAGATCAATGGCGATGTCATCCCTAGTAAGGCAGAGGTGGAGAAGGCTGCTAAAGAAGACTTTTACAGTGTCTTTGAGGCTCCTGAAGAAGACTTTGGTAAGTTCTTTGGGCCTGATCCTCTTCAGCAGGCGCAGCTGGATGACATGGCTAAGCTTTCTAACGCTAGAAGGCTGGAACCCCATGAAGTCCTGTCTGTCGCTGGTAAGGATGAAGCTGCTATTGAAGCTAAAGTCAAGAAGGATATAGCTCTTGACGAAGCTGCTAAACTGGTAGACGAAGACCAGCCATTCCCAGCAGCTACGGCTCCAACACCTAGTGCTAATAACCCTAATGTCAATGTCCCTAATGTACAAGCTCCTAAGGGCTCTGAGGCTATTCTAACTGCCAAGCAGTTCCTAGAAAAGCATTATGGTCAAGTACCTGAGAGTGTACGTAGAGAAATCCGTGAGCTACTGAAGGACGCTGGTAGCCTCTTTGCTCCAGAACCCGGGGTAGCTAGGGCTCATTTCTACGCTAGTTTAACAGCCCGTGAGATCAAGAATATGATCGAAGGGCAGGACCTCCTGCGTAAGATGCTTGAGGGGCAGGGAATCTCCCGTCTTGACAAAGCCCCTATTGACAGAGCAATTGAAATAGCTAAGAACGCTATAGTTCGGAACAACAACAATACCGAGGACATGATCTTGGATATGCGCCAGATCCTCCCCGGGGATTCCGCTACTGGTGTAGGCTATGTCATAGCAGATATTGGTCCCGGTGCTGGTAAACGATTTGATAATGTCGTAGACGTTCAGAAGTTTATCCAAGAGCGGGGAATCCCAGACGAAGCATACGGTGGTATCAAGCCTACTGCTGGTGGTTATGTCCTTGAGATCCATGTACCACTAGATGAATACGGTGTTGCTCACCTTAACGTGACCCCTGCTACTAAGAACAGGAATAGTACGTGGACAAGGCTGCGGCACCTGATGGGTACAAAGCAGCAGTTCTCTGAGCTTAGCAACGCCCAAAGAACTAAAGCTGTCCTTGGGGATCAGCGTATGAGCATGCTCTTTGAGCGTGTGTACAAGCCGTGGGACAAGCTGGATAAAGACAGCAAGCAGGCTATAGATAATCTGATCCATCACACTATGGTGACGGAAGCAGAGAGAGGTAAGCCAGAGACTAGAGGGTGGTTCTTCCGTGACTCCTTCCACCTAGACGATGTAGCTAAGCAGGTCCTTGGTAGAGTTACTACGTCTGCTGAGAAGGAAGCCTACTGGGCCTTTAAGCGTGGTCACGAGATGGACTATCTCTTCCGTCTCACCCAGAGGTATAGGCTGAAGACTGTTCAGGGCTTTAAAAAGTTCACCCTGACCCGCAAAGGTAAGATGATGCGGGATGTCTTCTCGGAGATCGAGGGTAGAGAGGTCAAACTGGATGCCTTCCCTAACGCATCTGGCCACAATGTAGACTACACTATCGTTCATTCCGGTGGTATGATCGACCAGATGAACTTGAAGACTAAACATGACCCAGCTAATGTTGAGAGACTGGTGAATGAGGAAGGCTACAAGATCATCCAAGTCTGGAACCCTAGGGACGGCAATGTCACTCGTTATGGTGGCCTTGTAGACCAGCCCGAGGTTACCCCTGCCTTCATTATTACTCCGAATATCAAGAGGGTTGATCCTCTCTCTATGAAGGGTCAGCTTGGGTACGCCCCCGGTGGTCACGTAAAGTACAAGTCTCGTATCTTCCTCCGTCAGGCTAAGCTTGAGAAGGGTAGGTACGCTGGTGATCGTACTATCTTTGGGTTTGAGAACGAGGTAGAGGCAGCAAAGCTTGGATCTTGGATGGAGAAGGCCCGGGTAGCCCTCCTGAACAAGGATGCTAAGGCTCTAGACGAAGCTCTCACTCACCTTCCATTCAATAAGAACAAGCTGGTGAACCTCTTCGATCCTAATCTTGGTGGCTTGGATATAAACACACCCTTTGTTATTACAAAGCAGGGGCAGAACAGTAAGAAGTACGGTGGAAAGCTCTTGAATGGAGAGAGCTGGGCTGACCATATGGCCAAAAGGGGCATCGATACGTCTACTGAGCTAGACGATCTGTACAATCCTAGTGCACAGCTGGGTGATCCCTTCTCTAACGGTAGAGACCCTCTCCTGTTTGGTATCAAAGGTGGCACTGAAGACGCCCCTATGATCGAGTTGGCTAGTGCTGAACTAATGTCTCCTATGTCTGTTCAGCAATCAGCTATCCGGAACCTAGTGAAGAGTGAGTACTTCACTGATTACCAGCTTGCATCTGCTGTTGACTATGTCAATGAGTTCGCTGATGAGCTCTGGTATAACGGAACGAGGGTAACAAAAGACAACCTCTTGAGAAACCCCCTGTTCTATCTTGAACATGCTACCGTCGAAAGTGAAAACAGTATCCGCAAACTGCAGGCTCAGCAGATAAGGAACGGTATCCAGAACCTCCTTGGTACAAAGGCACCTCTTGACCAACAGGTCGAGAACATGATGGACAAGGTAATGTCGTGGGGTGAGAGAACCGGGAACAAGAAGGTAGCTAGGTACGTCTCTGAGAAGGCCCTTCCCAAGATTAAGGACCCTCTGCACTACCTTCAGTCTGCAGCCCATACTACTACAATGGGTCTGTACAACTTTGCTCACCTCTTTATTCAGGGGTCTGCAGCATTTAACCCCGTCTTTGTCTCTCCTAGGGCTGGTATGTCCAGTATCATCCCCAACATTGTGTCTGGGTGGCTACGGTTCACCGATGACCCGAATATCATTGAGCATGCTGCTGATCTAGTCGGTAAGACAAACCCCGGCTGGACTAAGGAGATGTTCAAAGAAGCCTATAATGGCTTGAACAAGTTTGAGTTCATGGGTGTACGCCAGAGCTCAGCTTGGTCAGTGACTACGGCTGACATGACTCTAAGCAGAGGTAAGGTTCAGAAGTTCTTAGACTACGGCAACACCTTCTTTGAGACTGGTGACCGAGTCAACAGACTTGCCTGTTGGAACACCGCCTATGCTGAGTACGTCTGGAGGAACAAGGGTAAGGTTGGCAAACTCAACGAATACGATTGGAATGAGATTGTCAACAAGGCTAATGCCTACAACATCAACATGACTAAAGACGCTAATGCTGTCTGGCAGCATAGGTGGTACACGAAGGGTGGTACACAGTTCTTGTCCTACCCGGCTAGGCTTCTGGAGACCTACATTGGTAAGGACCTAACCCCCCTTGAAAAGTATCGTCTGTTCGCAGGGCAGAACATGCTCTTCGGTAGTCCAATTGCTAGTGGTCTCTTGTACTTCATGCAGACTGGTGATGCACAGGGTATTAACACGGCTCTAAATCCCTTTGCGTCAGACCTAAAAGCTAATGCTCTAGCTAACGGTATAGACCTTGAAGATACCACTGTAGACGCCTTGAATAGCGGCCTAGCATCCCTTGGAATGGAGTACATGACGGGGATGAAGCTGGACTTCGTAGGTAGGTACGGCTGGAATACCCCCCAGTTCTTCGAGCAGATGAAGAGGAACTACAACGAGATTGACAATACGGTACTAGCTACCCTAGTGTCTTTCCTCGGCCCCTCGGGCTCTCTTGGCAACCACATGATTAGCTCTGTTAACAAGGTTGTAGGAGACATAATGGACATCGCAGGGGGTAGAAACCCTGAGGCTTCCTCTGAGCTACTAGTGACAGACACTATGAACGCTTTAAATAGAATCTCCTCGCTCTCAGCAGCAGAGAAGATTTGGGCTGCCTTTAATGCTGTCCAAGTACGTACAAAGAGTGGTAACCTTGTCCGACAGGCTGAAGATCCCTACCTTGAAATCCTTCGTCTTGCCCTTGGTACGTCTTTCCAGCAAGACAAGTTCGATATGGCTCTGAATGCTCAGAACATTGACGACGAAAAGGTAAACCAGAAGCTCATGAAGCACATTGGGCAGCTATCTGACAAGATGATTGATGCTCATAATCGTGGTGATTTCGATAGAGCTAAGGAACTGAGGGAAGAAATCTTCAATTACCGGGATTCAGTGACGCTCTCCTCTGAGGAGATCTTCAAACTGATGTATCCCTCTTTGAAGCGTGGTGAGTTCAGGTCTGATGAGATACTGAAAAAGGCTGGTAAGACTAGAGCAAAAGACCTTGAGTCTAAGAGAGCTCTTGAAGATGCTAGAGAATCTCGTAAGAGGAAATTGGAGAATAATTAATGGCTGGCTTTGGCGTAAATGACATCCCGGAGAACCCTAATGCTGGGGGTACTCCCTCTGCAGGTAGGCCCCCTACTTTGCCTTCCGGGACAGCCGAAGGTATTGCAGGAATCTCTGGTACGATCAAGGACGTTTTTGATACGTACGATACGGTTACCAAGACGAAGATCGAGATGGAGGCCTTTAAGGGTGTCGATGATATTCTCCAAGGGAAGACCTTTGAGACAGGGGATGACACTGAGAAGCTCCCTCAGGCCCTTATAGACGGCCAGAAGTCTATTGATAGTCTTAGGGGTGCTGCTGAGCAGGGTGTTTTGTCACCTCTTGAGTTGGCAACCCAGATGTCTATGCTGTCTAAACGTCTAAGGAACGCAGTTCCTCAGGGGTATGGCAGCTATGTCAACCGTATGATCGGTCAGGCCCTTGGTAGCAACCCTGCAGATGACGAACGTAGAGCTCTTCTTCAGGAGATGGAAGACGCTAAGTCTAGTAGGGATTCTACGTACAAGTCTGACATGAGTTTCATCCACTCGAACATCGAAGTTATGGGTGATGATGTAGCCTCAGGAGCCTATAAGCAGGCAACTGGTAGGGACTTTGGTTCTGACCTAGCTGCAGGTAATGTTCAGACTGGTGCTGCTAAAGAAGCTATTCTGGCTGTAAAGGGTAGAGACTATAGAGAGAGCCGAGTAGCTACCATCCTTAAGCAAGAGTCTAGTAAGCGTGACCTAGCCTATAATGAGCTAGCTGGGGACTGGATGAAGGACACTCTAGTAGCTACTGGCACACCTTTCGCTGTCCTCCAGAAGACCTTCGATGACTTCCTTTCGAACGACAACACTATCGATTACGAAGAGTCCCTTAAGCTGAACCAGTTGATGAGCACTGCTAAAGCCTATATGACTTCTCGTAAGATGGCCTTTATTGCAGAAAACAACCTGCCTAAGGACCAAGCTGAGCGTCTAGATAATGTCGTAGACAATATGTTCTCTGGCTTCTCTGACGCTATTAACAACAAGGACACTGGGTACATTGGTGCCGCTATGCGTGACGCTAAGTACAGGCAGGAGTCTTATGTCCTAGCAGTACAGGGTCAACCTTTGTCTCAGCTGTCTAATGCTATGCAGCTGATGGGTTACCCAGATGAAGCACGAATGTTAGTCCTAGACGAAGCAGCTAGGACTAGCATGGGCTACAAAGACCTCTCTGAAGGGGTCCAGTATGAAATTGCACAGGCAAGAGCTCAGGTAGCTACTGGATTTACGTCTATGGCTACGGCTGTAGACAACATCCAAGCGAACAACCCTACGGATAAGAAGCGTCTAGGTGCCCTAGTCATTGAAGACATGGTGGGGATGATTAACAATCCCAGTATGCCAGATGAGGGCCGAATTGCTCTAGCAAAGCAGATCTTTGGTAGTAAGAACCTAGACTTCATCGAGAGTAAGATCGCTCCTGCTCAGCGTGCAGACTTCTTCAAGCGTATCATGTCCCCGAAGGTCATTGAAGCTATGAAGTCTGATCCTACAGCTAAGGCTCAGATGGAGAGGTATGCGGTAAACGCATTCTCAGCTATTACTAAGCCGTTTGCTGATCAGATTATCGATGGTAAGCAGAACGCTTACCTCTCTGATGTCACTTTTGATGGAAAGCATTTTGTCTATAGTGGTAGAGAGGCTACTTGGGGAGAAGCACTGACTACCCTAGACATGGACATGAAGGGTACTAGTGTCAATCTCTTCAAGGCTGTCAACGATATGAACACCTACATTGACGTTATGAGCAACGTTATGGGTGAAGACTCTGGTAAGTGGCTTAGCAACTTCATGCCGGTAGACAGCATTAATGAGATGGAGAAGAACCCCACGTTCATTCAGGGACTGGCCTACAAGGTCCATGAATGGGTTACTGGGGCTGAGCACGGAGAGAACCCTAAGAATCAGGGTAAGAGCTACAGCCAGACTACTGCTGCAGTACCCCCGGATGCTGGTCAAGTCCTTGATTTCATTAGTAAAGCTGAGGGAGCAGACTATAGTACTCTCTACGGCGGTACTAAGAAGGACATGAGCGGCATGACTGTTAGAGAGGTCATGGTGAACTCTAAGGCCCATGGTAAACGCAAAGGTTCAAGTGCTACAGGGCGATACCAGTTTATGTACAAGACACTTGGAGACCTTGTGGATCGTGAAATCATTGGGCTAGACGACAAGTTTACCCCTGAGACTCAAGACAAACTTGGGTATGCCCTCCTTCGTGATGCTGGTTGGGAAAGGTGGAAGGCAGGTAGGATCTCCGATGAGAAATTCCTGCACAACATCTCTGGTATCTGGGCTGGGATAGCCACTCCGTTTTCCAAGACGGGAGGCGGGAGGTACGACGGTACAGGGAAAAGAGGTGCCATCAATAAGGCTACGGTTAGCGTAGACGATGGCCTAGAGGTTCTCAGGGGGATCAAGTCTTTAGCGTAGGAGTAACTCTTAGTGTGGCGGAAGGACGGACAAGTAGACACTCGGTTCCTCCCAAAGATCATTAGGAGGCCACTCCTCCAGCATGGTGCTGAAGGTTTATCATGGCAAACCCTACATAGTTGGGGTGAACCAAACGAAAAAGAAGGCCCTCCAGAGCCTACCATCGAAATAGACAGTAGGTTGGAGGGCTGTAGAAGGCTAGATACAGAGATCCATGAAGTGCTACATCTAGCATGTCCATGGATGCCAGAGTATGCAGTACGAAGAACTGCTACCTACCTAGCGAAGGTTCTCTGGCATATAGGATACAGGTTGAAACAATAAAGGGGCATCCGATTGGGTGCCCCTTCTGCTTTAGCGGTAGTCTCCAGACCCTCCGATAACACCTCTTGTACTACGGTCACTCAGCTTATCAAGATTCACCTGAGCAACCTGCTCAAGGGTGAAATCCATATCCTGAGCGATAGCTGCTATGTACCAGAGTACATCTCCTAGTTCTCTAATGGCACTGTCTTTGAAAGAGTCTTCGTAGAAGTCCCCACCGTAATCCCGGATCTGTTTACCGAACTTCTCTGCTACCTCCCCAGCCTCACCACACAATTTAAAGACAGCGTAGGTTAGGTCTGCTGAGGGCTTCCTTGTCTTCATGGCCTCTTTCATGTAGTCGTTCATAAGCATTACACTTCTCCTTAACTAGGGTCAATTCGATACGCAGGTCAACGTTTTTACAGACCATCTCTCTATATCTAGTTTTGTAGTACTCAAGCTCTTCTTTAAGTGTCATTCACAGCTCTTCACGCCAGTCTCAGGGTCGAAGTAGCAGGCAGCACCTTCACCTTCTTGAGGTGCAGTCTTTAGGATTCCTTCTCGCTTACCAGCTGATCGGAAGGTGGTACATCCTTTCGCCCCTCCTTCGTAGGCTTTCCAGTAGATGTTTTTGAAGTCTTCGAACGATACGTGGTCCCCGACGTTAAGGGTCTTAGAGACTGCAGAATCCATCCATTTGCTAGCCACCAGTAAGACAGAAAGATGTTCATCAATAGATAGTTCATCCGCTGTTTTACCCTTCACTTTCCAGTTGCGGTACCCGTAATCATCGATGGTTTCGGTTCTGGGCCCGTTAGGCGTTTGTATTGTTCGGGTGTAAGTGTGGGAGAAGACTGGTTCAATACCGCTTGAGACATTGTCTGCGACAAGAGAGATTGTCCCAGTTGGCGCAATGCTGGTAAGATGGGAATTCCGTATACCATAGCGTGCAATAGCCTCCTGTAGATTACGGTTCAGTTTCTTAACGAAGCCACGCTTACCATACAACTCGAAGTCAAAGGAGGGGAAAGGCCCCTTCTCCTGAGCTAGGGAGACAGACTGCCAGTAGATAGCATGAGTAAAGTCACGAAGGAGGTTATCGAGGTACTCACAGAACTTCTTACTACCATACGGATAGCCTATCGCTTCGATGGCATTTGCAACACCTGTAACACCGAGTCCCATACGACGCTTCGAAATGGCTTCTTCGTATTGCGATTCGAGAGGGTACAGAGCACGATCGACAACATTATCCATAGCACGAACAATATGAGGAATGTCGTCAAGTAGTTGATCAATATCAATATACTTACTCTCTCCGTCTTGCTTAACGTATCGGACTAGATTTACACTACCGAGAAGACACGCTCCATTAGGAGGTAGGGGCTGCTCAGCACATGGGTTAGTAGCAGAGATCTCTTCACAGTAAGACAGGTTGTTAAGGAGATTGATGCGATCAATAAACAGGACCCCGGGTTCAGCCCAGTCCCAAGTGCTTCGCATAATCTCATTCCAAAGGTTCCTTGCGTTAACGGTAGAGTACTTCCTTCCGTTGAACGTAAGATCAAACCCTTCGTTGTTCTTTACTGCATCCATGAACTCATCAGTAACTGCTACCGAGACGTTGAAGTTCCGGAGGTCGCTTCCGTTCTGTTTGGCTCTAATGAACTCTTCGATGTCTGGGTGGGAAACGAGAAGCACACCCATTTGAGCTCCTCGTCGGTGTCCTGCTGCTGCAACAGTCGAACAAACTGCGTCAAAGATCCGCATGAAAGACACTGGCCCGGAAGAAACAGAACCTGTCTTGCTAATCGTGTCTCCTCGAGGACGCAGGGTTGAGAAGTCGTATCCGATTCCACCTCCAAGTCGCATAGTTTCTGCAGCTTCTGCCGCTCTCTGCATAATTCCAGCCATTGAGTCCGGGATCGTTCCTGATACAAAGCAATTGTATGGTGTGACTTGCCTAGCAGCTCCCATAGCAGACTGAACGCGGCCAGCAGGTAGAAACCGCATATCAAGCAGGATATCACGAAAAGAATTGTAGTGGTCATCGTTGTCTTTCAGAGCATCAGCAATCCGTGAACACTTCTCACGGAAGGATTCACCGGGCTGCCTGTACTTCAGTTCATCAATCTCGATAGAAATTGGTAGGGTAGGTCCGTGTTCTGCAGTGTTCATTCAACTACTTACCTCGCTTCGGTTGGTCCTTGCGGTTCGCTTCTTTCGATATGACTCTAGTACGAGACGGAAGGCTTCCTTTTCTTGGGGCGTTAATGTGCCCAACTTCCTTTCCATCTCCCTTATGAACGGCTCCAGACTTCTCAGCCTTTCTTCGGGCTTTGTTCCTCTGCGCCCGCCTCTTCTTCTGCTCCGCAGTACCGTGGTATGCGTCGTATTCGGACCCTTCGGCACCCTTCTTATAGACTCTCTTAGTATTCTTGGGCATTAGCAGGGTTCCTCCGGAAACTCGATGTGGCCTTCAACATATAGTGTAACAAGAAGTTCCTCCTGTGTCAAATCATTGTGTTCCAAGATGTCTTCAAGAGTGTAGGTTTCTAGAAGCCTAATGACTCTTTCCAGTAGTTCGATCTTACCTCGATCCACTGCCATATTCCCTCTTAAGGGTTTCGAGACTGATGAATTGGGGGTTGTAGGTTCCGTTGGAGACATTACGTTTTACCACCACTCCTCTCCACCATAGTCTGTTGACGTTCCCCGCCCAGTCGGAGTCATAGTCTTGGTAGACTCCAGCCACGCATCCAATGATCTTGCGACCATCTGAACTGGTGCGGTAACAAAGGTCAGCAAGGTGGCTGTGACCCGCAGTGCAACTGGTGAACCGCTTAGTGACCAAGGAATAAGCAGGATGTTCACCACCAACAGGACGACCCATAAGACCGCTAACGTGGTAGTGAGCATAATGTATGCCATCGAGTGCAATAGTCCCCGGAGTGCCACCTTCATAGGGTATAACTTCATCATAGTACCTCTCCAGTTCTAGGTCCTGCATACCAATAGCTCCCTCGAGCTCTGGCTGCATATTGATTGCCTTATTGATTCGTTCTTCGTGGTTCCCTACCAGAAAAATACGTCTGGGTAAACGTTTCTTAGCTGACTTAACGATAGACCAAAGGCGGTCATTGAAATCAAGGTGAGCATCAATGTCAGCACGGTAAGTCCTACCTTGGAAAGACTTACGCCCTTTGTCATATCCTGACAGAGACGGCATATCAGCACTGTCCCCAAGATGGATAACAACATCTGGCTTAATGTCATTGATAAGATGGCCAAGATACTCAGCCCTTTTGTTATGGTGTTGGTAGTGGGCGTGGGTGTCGGGTATGATCAAGTGGGTTGTCATCGGGGCTTCCGGTACTTGAAAGTTATATCTTGGGTTGGGCAGTAATAACAGTTATCACAAGGATAATCGGTTTCTTGACCAAGGCTTTCGCAGAAGAAGTAACTGTTCCAACCGGGTGTAACACGCAGGAGTATCTCTTCCTCATCAGTGAGATCTGCTATGTGGTAGGTCTGTCGTTTGTCAGGGAACTTTTCCATCAACTTTCCTTCTTTCTACGACTTCTAGGACGTTGCTTCGGTGCTATGTATCCGGTATATGGACCTTTAAGGTACTGAAAGGCACGATAAAGGATATCAGGGTTCCTGTTTCTTCCGATGATCGTCCTGTTACAGTGGGTGCAGAGGAGCCCACGGATCTCCATAGTAACATGATCATGGTCTACCGCTAACCTTTTCTTAAAGACATCAGCATCCTTTTGACAAATGAAACACTTCCCACCCTGCTTCTTGAGTATCTTGAGGTACTCTTCTTCAGTGAGACCCCAAGTACGAAGAAGGTATGCAGCCTTTGTCTGACCCGGAGGTCTGTTAGCGTTACCCTTCATGTAGTACTTCTTGCTTCGATGGTATGCATTAAGTTCTTCTCGGTTCTTCTCTCGGTACTTCCTTTGGTACTCAGCTTTCTTTTCTTTTGTACTATACGGCATCTTTACTCATGCTTACCGAAGACAGCTTCTTTAGAGAGCTGATCCACATTAGGTGGACGTTTGACTACAGCAAGGTACCTAGGCTTACCACTATAGTTGTATACCTTAAGGTTATCCCAGCACTTCCATTTGAATTCACAGTAGGAGCAGTTCAAGCCTAGCTTCTGGTTGCCACTCTTACCGTCATCCTCTAGCATAAAGCCCCTAGGGGGAGCCTCAGGAGACTTAAGCATGGCCCTCTTGCGACTAGGGGTTTGGCTAAGGTCTACTGAAGCCATTCCAAAGTGTCTATCGATACACATCTTGCCTAACGTCTTGTCAATAACAACGAAGGCAGCCATGTTCTTGTTAGTAACCCTAGGGTCTTCCCTACTAGCATAGGAGTAGCTCTGTAGCTGGGTAAGGTAGCCAAAGGCATCGTCTAGTTCAGTTAGATGGTTCTCAAACTTCTTAAAGGAAAGGGAAGAGGCAGACTTAACATCGACAATAACGCCATCAATAATAGCGTCACGATGACCTTCTACACCATCGATGTTGAGCTCATCCTGACGACCTTCAACACTATGCCCAGCTTCTTCCGCAAGCCACAGTACTAGCTCCTCGAGGATGTCCCCAATGAGGAACTTAAGTCGTAGATAAGGGGAGCTAGGTTCAGCTTCATCCGAATTGTGGACAGAGAAGTAGAGCTTACGCTCACAAGGTTGTCCCATGTTAGACATACGGAGGCTTCCGGGACCACGGGTCTCATTGATCCGAGAGCGAAGGTGACTAGCTAAACGCTGACCAAACTCCTGAAGACGCTCTTCTGGGATCTGATGGTCAGTATTGAAGAGGGAGTAGATGTCTTCAATTAGAGTGTCAAGGGTCTTTGTCACTACTTACTCCTAATAATAATGGGCATCACTAGGGTCGTTAACCCATCTAGTGCGGACTTCTACCGCTTATAGCCCATCCCCGGAGGGATTAGTTAGAAGGGAACTTCATCGTTGAGATTACCATCACTGGTAACACCAGCGACAGCCATCATCTCAGCGGTGTCATCCCCTCCATACTCGATAAGGTTAGTCACCATCACTTTCTCAAGGCGATGGCCCTTGCCCTTAACGGTGTCGTAGACGGACACCTTGCAGACAATGTCACTCCCATTACCGACAAGCTTATCAACAGGATGACCTTCGGTATCGATCACCGTAGGCGGATCGAAATCGACCTGCTTTCCATTGATAATCTTAGACACCGGACGCCGAAGGACGATGTAACTTCCGTCATCGTCAGTCTTCAGCTGAAGAGCCAACTGGCTATTCTTGTACAGTGACATCGACCTGTCGTCTAGATACAGGTTGGTCTTCCAGTTGTTGTACTTGTCGTCAGGGGTCTTAAACTTCGACCACTTGGACTTGCCAGAAAGATAGAGCGTTGCAGTTGCCATTTTAGTTCTCCATGGTTAGGGTCAGGGTTGTACCAACCAGTTAATGCAAGCAGTTTAATTCAGTTTACAATCTTCAGGTTGGGTCGAGTTTTCTCCTTTTCAGCTTTGATTTTCTCGTCTGTAACGAGACTATCTGAAACGGAGAGTATCTCCAGATCTCTTGTGAAGTTTCTGAAGAATTCAGTTGCCCTTTCTACTGCCTGTTCTTCGCTTTCAGCCTGAACAACTGCAGTAGAAGCGGTTAGCTCCCAGTATTCTACTTCAACGTCATAGAACTTGACCATTAGACTCCTTTCAGTGGGTGTCCATCCAGTTAGAACCGATCTTGATGCTACCTTTGAGCGGACACCGGAGCCCAAGGTCAAGACCTGTTTGTCTTATGCTGTCTGATATTATAGTACCACACATATTCACTGTTGTCAAGTCTCTCGTTAGCACTCTAACTTGCCACTCATCGTGTACGAAATTGGACTGTACAAATGGGATATTCTGCTGTGCTAGTTGAGATCTCCAGAGAAGGTTGGCCTTCTTCATGATTACAGCCTCACCATTCTGGAGGTATCCAGCTAGCATATGGTGGGCACTATTGCACTTGACTAGTCTACCATCGAAGCCCTCGAAGTACCCACGAGCTGCATCCCGGGGGATCTTATCTTCACGGAGTACTTTAAGACCGGGGTAGAACTCCATGAATTGATTGATAGAATCCTTTGCTTCAGAGAAGGAGCAGCCTAGGATATCACCGACCTTACCAATGCCAGCACCTAGAAGAAAGGCGTAAATGAATGTTTTAGCTACACTTCTTGAGACACACTTTGGGCCTAGGGCTCTCATGTTCATCGAATGTGGGTCAGTTCCATCGTCTTGAGACCCGGAAACGATAGCGTCTATAAGCTTTTTGTCATTGATGTAGTGAGCGAAGATCCGAAGTTGTATTGAGTCTGCGTCTACCCCTAGTAGTGTCTCATTGGGTTTGGCTATCCAACATGACCTCATCTCTTCCCCAAATTCACTGTCTCCTGAGGGTACATTAGCCATGTTAGGGGCAGCGTGGGACATCCTTCCGGTCCATGCACCGATATGCCTAAAGGTCCCGTGTATACAGCCTGTATCAGCGTTGTAGGCAGCATGCCACTCATCCATAGTGGACAACCTAGCTGCCAGCATTAGCCAGCGTACAAGCTTCTGGTATCCTTCTGGAGCAGAGACAGGGAGTGTTGCAAGATTTTGTTCTGATACACGCCATCCGTATACCTTGTAGAGTTCAAGACGTTCTTCAAGAGCCTTTCGTTTGGCTTTGTTACGCTCTAGTTGGAGCTCTCGTTCAGCCTTTATGTGACCCTTTGTCTTTTCGGTAGGTTCCCATCCAGCTTCCCAGAGACGATCGATACACTGCTTTGGTGAACGAGGGTTGAACGGTACGGATTCTATTAGGGTAAAGCATCCTCCGTTGTACACAACGGAGGATGCTTTACCCTAATAGAATC